ACCAGTTTGGTATGATGAATGTAAAATGCGTTGTGCATTGAACACTTGTTGACGTGGGATAATCAATGTTTTAGGCATGATATTGATTAAGAGACCACGGTCGTTTTGTAGACCCATGATTGCAATGATAGCATCTTCTAGAGCTGCTTCAGACAAGTCAACATCAACTGTTGGACGGTTAGCCCATGTACCACCTGATGTATTTGGGTGTGCTGTGTTAGCTAATGAAACAGAATCGCCACCAACATATGAACCTGAGAATGCACGGTTGTATACGTTAGCTGCAACGTTTTCTTTCGTTTGACGGAAAGACATAGCTAATGCTGCTGCACGTTTACGTGACACTTGCTCATATAAGTTATCATCTAACTCTTCTTTAGTTACAATGTAACCAAGAGCATAAGCAACGTGTGTGTAACGTGTTGTAAAGCCTTGAACTTCTGAATCGTACTGTGTACCAGCACCTTCAGGTTTTTGTGGTACTAAACCAAAACCTGTAAGTTGTACATCTTCTTCGTAGTTCATTGAAGAGGTTTCTGAATCAAAAAGATCAGTATACTCTACTTGGTGTTCGTCATATGTTTGACCCCACCATTGTTTGATCCCTGGCCAAAGAGCCTTAGGATGTGATGCTGTGGTAATTAAACCCGCCATTTGATTTCTCCTTTAATTATTAAACGCCAGTACGGCCAGTTGCTTGACCGAGGTAAGCATGAACGTTCCAACGAACTACTAATTCACAATAAGCACCTAACGCATTATCAGGACGTGAATTGATACCCACGATTTGTAATGGTAAGCTGTTTGTTGTTGCTGGACCAGTTGCTACTGTATTTGAGAATGGAGCACCATTTCCTAAAGTAGTTTGGTTAGCTGTGATAGTTACGTTACAGTTATTGTTTAAGTTAGAAGCAGCCCAAACAGTTGAGTCACCTTGAACAGTGAAGTATGTCATTGGGTCTGTAACAACGTAAAGGTAATGTGTACCTGCGTTCAATGGAAGGTAAGTTTTCTCTAATGAGAGTGAGTTACCAACTAATGAAGTACCAGGATCAGCAACACGAATACCAACGATAACACCTACTGGTAATGATGCACCTGCTACTGTACCTGACCATTTTGTTACGTATGGAACGCCTGTAGCGTCACCACCTGCTGCTGCCATAACGATATCACCGATCGCGTAGGTGTTTGAAGCATCACTCGCTACTGCGAATAATGTTGCACCTTGTGACCATGGTGAACCGTCAGTGTTTTGTACTGGGCTTAGGCCCTTAGGACGATTAATGTTCGCCATTTATAAAACTCCTTTGGTTAGTTTGTATATTTGATACCTTCGTGTGGAGTATAGAAGCCTTCAGCGGATGAACCGTCTTTAGTATTCTTACCTTTACGAATAGCATCATCAATTAAATTGTTCTTAGCTTGTAATGCTGCTTGATCTTCTTCATACCACTCTTGCTTAATCTTCATCAAGTAACAATATAAAGGACCACCATCAGCGGTTCTTCCTACAAGCCATCTTACCTTATCTCCTAGATCAGTGTTACGAGATACTACGTTCTCTTTAACACCGCCAACTTCCTCGGGAGCAACAAACTCATAACCACCGTCTAAAGCATCTGCTATACGACCATTTTCGTCATTAAAACCGTGTAGGTGATAACCATCAATGGTATAGTTTATAGTTAGCTTTCCTTGTGTTCCATTGAACACGTTCCTTTTACGTTCTTGTGAACGTCTTTCGGAATTGTTACGAACTTGTTTCTCTAATGCCTTTTCTCTTTTATCTTCTGGTGTATCTGCTACTGCCATAATTTTCTCCTTATTCCCAATCGTAGTTATCTACATACTCTTGTTTAGTTTTAAATAAGCCTTGCTTAATAAACTTATCACAAGCTGCTTTTGCTTCTGGTGGTAAATTGTCGTAAGACTTCTTACCTCCACTACCACCTGATCTTACAGATCCGGTTGAATCTACTGCACTACCTCTTTGCTTCCTACCAAGAGATGTTTTCTCAGGGAAGTAATTAGCAATGCGTTCGTCCAACCTATCTAGAAACTCACGACCAGATAAATTAGGAAATTGTTTTCTTAAAGAAGCTCCTAGTGCATTTGACACTTCTGTCATTTCAGAGTCTTGTCCAAACCATTGGTTACGTCCAAGCCAATCTTGAATATCAGGATCAGTAGCTACAGGAGTTTGTTGTTGCGGAGAAGGGGCCTTAGACTCTTCCTTCGCTTCCTTCTGTGCTTCTTTTAATGAATCAATCTGATCATCAATGTCTACAACTAAGTCACCATTGCCTTCAGCAATAGCTGTCTTTTTCTGAGCTTTAAGTTCTGTGATTTGGGCTTGTAATTCTATTTGTTTACGTTCATAAGCTTCCTTCTGGAACTTCTTGAACTCTTCGACTGATGCTTTAATCTCATCAATCTCTTTAACCTTTTCATCAAGCTTCTTCATAAGTGTTTCATTATTCTTACGAAGGATAGGATTAATTTCCTTACCACGCTTAACAAAAGTATCTGCATCTACCCAATCACTCTCTGACCCCCTAAACTCTTCTTTAGGAACCCAGCCAAAAAGTCTCGCTTCTTTCTCAACAGTTTCATTAACAGCCGGGGCTGCTTCTGGTTGCTGTTGATCGTTTACTTGATCTTCTGCCATCTCTAATCTTTCTCGTGTGTTGCCACAACGTCTAAGTCGTTTATAATTCTATACTCTTTACCATCTTTAGTTTCATTACCTTTATAGATGAGTCCTGAGTACTTACCAAAAGTAATGAAGTCTCCAATCTTACACCATGGATCTTTTTGATCTCCATAGCAAGTTGAACCCATCGCTACCACTGTACCACGGATCTGGGCTAACTGCTCCCTGTCCTTTTGTTGGCCTACAGATATGATAATACCACTCTCGGATACTTCTTCTACTTCCTCAGGTAATACTAACAATCTATGACCAACGGGATTAATACCGCTAGTATTTATTGTCATCTCTCGCTCCGTTAACTAAGTCTTCATATGTTAAGTCTAACAAATGAAGTATTGCGTTACATCTACCTTTTGCTTCTTCTACATTATCCACGTTACCGCGGACAATCATTTCTTTCATGTACTCTCTATCTTGGCGTAATGCCTTGAAGAGGGTTTTGGTTACTAAATTGTCCTTCCATTCCTGGAATTCCACCGGTGTTATCACCATCTTTACTATCTCCTATATCTTTAAGTATCTTAATAGATTCAATTAAACCCTGTTGATGGAGTTTAGCTGCTCCTATTTGTGCTTCAATCAGAGCAATCTGATGTCCATCTTTTACACCATCAGCTTGTTCTGCAGCAAGTAATGCTTCAGCTTCAAGTTTAAGAATCTTAGCTTCATTAAGCTGAGCATCCTGCATAAGTTTAGCTGCACCAAGTTTAGCTTTAGTTTGAATGTCTTGAGCCTTGGTTTGAGCTTTAATTTGTTCCACTTGTACTTTAGGATTAGGTGGAGGTGGTACTGCATTAGGACCTTGTGGGTCTGGGTATATCTCATCAATGTTAGTAACTTTAATTGCTTCTAAATATCTCTTATTAACTGCATACAAGTTAAAGCCTGGTGAAGTCATTGATACTTCCCTTAGGGCTTGTGCTTGCATTAGTTTCTGAGTTTCAGTTACTACATGTGGATCAGCAGATGGTCTTAACATATCTGGTGATGGTCGGTAATCCGACGCTAATGCAACTCCTAAACTATATTTATGTTCACTAGGTAAGTACAACTGATTAAGTCTGTAAATCTTTCTAAACTCTTCTTTAAGGGATCTGTAAATACGTTTAAAGATACCTTTGAATACTGTGTTACCTTGATCAGCCATCATCTGTGCTGTTTGAGCTGGTGTATTCTGACCTACGTTCTCACCTACCATAATATCGGTAGCACCTACAATACGTTCACCATAGTTTACTAGTGTAGTAAGCAACGTGTACAACACTTGGCTAGGTTCTCTAACAGGGAGAGGTACGATTCCTTTTGCGAGATCTTCACCAGTGCTATCAACATGCTTCCACTCAAGAGGAGCAAAATTGTAGTTACCACCACGAACTTTAATACCTCGTGATAAGAAACCACCTGCTGTTGTAGCCATAGTACCAGCATCAATAAGCTGATTAATAATAGTATCAATAGATTCATTTAATGGTCCTAAAAGAATACCAAAACCAATATCATAGAAACCACCATCAGGTGATGGAATAAATGAATACTTAGTAAAATAGGTTTCAGGTTTAATACTAATGATCTCATCATCGTTATTACGTTTGATGGATGTCTCAAAGTAGTTAGCAACAATACGAACTACTTTATTAGTTTCTCTGTGAACTGTAATGATGTATGGCTCTTTAAAACCATCACCATCTAAGTCTTCCCAACGATGTTGTTCAAGGAATTCATAAGGAGTTCCTGGATCTTCACTGTTTACATACACACCTTGAGCTCTATCTTGTGTTACAGATAGGTCATCTTGAGGTAGTAGGAGTGGACGAGACAGGTCTACGTCAAGCCACATACCCCTTCTCTGTCTACTAAGTACATCATTGCTGCTTAAGTATAACATGTGTGTCATACGTGTGCAGTCTGAGAGGTTCTTTGTCCAATAAGAAACTACAAAATCTTTAGCTAAAATATTCTCTGATACTGGATGTTCTTCATCAAAATCCCAATAGGTCTTTTTAAAAGCACAACCAACGATAGGCACTGTAATAAGTACCTTATCCATTTCAGATTCCCAGCTCTCATCTTCTTCTAATACTTGGTAAGACATATGTTTTTCAATACGCTTAGCCTTTTCAATTACTTCAGGGTTAGAATCTTTACCAGATGCTACACCCATTCTAACGATGTCACCAGCTGGTATTAATGCTGGGTAAGCTCTACTATGGAACTGTAAAGCTGCAATTGTAATTAAAGGAAACTTAACGTTAGAAGCACCAGACCATGGGAATGATTTAGCTTCTGCAACTTGTAAAGCAAGCTTCATAGCTTCCTCAACACGTTTCTCCCATTGACTACGAGACTGCTTGTCAATATTAAACTCTTGTACTACGTTGTAACCAATAGTGTTAAGTACACTTTCATCTAACATCTCAGCGATGTTAGGTGAAGCTAAGAGTTTTTCTATTTTAATTTTAACGTCTAGATCCATATTTTAATATCCTGTTACGCGAGAGCGTCCGTCGTTTTGTATTGATTTAAGGGTTTTTTGGTACTCATATTCATCTTCTTCTTCAGGAGAGTCAGCGTTCTGTACTTGGTCTACAACCAAGCCTAACCATGATAATGCATCCACTTGGTCATCATGTCTTGCTTTAGGGAAGCGTACCATCTCTTCTTCTAAATCAGGATACCAAGGAGCACTCTTATCAAACTTAACACCACCTGCTTTAAACCTTGCTTGAAAACTTCTTGCTCTTGCTTGTTTATCTTTTGTAGGTGTCATAGGATATAAGTTCATATATACTTGACGATTGATTTGTTCTCGTCTTAATATGGCACCAATAGCCTTTTCAATTGCACCCTTCTCAGTTACAAAGTACTGAGGGTCATACTTCTTCTGTACTGCAAACATCTCATCGACAATCTCTAGAGCATCCCAACGACCTCTACGAATGTCTACAATGTTCATAATACCATCAGAGTCAATTCCGCCAATAGCAATAACAGTGTAGTCGCTACGATCTCTTGTAGAGATAGCAAAGTCCACTGCAGCGTAATAAGTAAGTTTCTTTTCTTTATGTCTGATTGCATCTAATGTATGTTTTGGTATTTCAATAAAATCGTTACGTTTAAAATAAGAAGTGGACTCATCAATAGGATAGTTTAAAAACTCCTGAGCATACACTTCTGGAATACCTTGCTTTGTGTAATCTTCTTTCTTATTTCTAAAGTAGTCTGCATCATACCTATCAGACCATAATATCTGTTGGTAGTCTTCAGAGTGTGCTCTATATCTTACACTACGCCATTCAACACGCTTACGTGTAGAATAAGTCTTTAATGGTTCTTTTTGTACATAGTCGCCATCATAGTCTGGTGGCATAAGTCTATTTAGTAAAGAGTCAAGATGTAGTATTGTTCCTACAATACGTACAATACCATTCTGTGATCTAGAAGGTAATAGAGCAGCATAGAACCATCGTCTAAACTTCTCACGTCTATCTTTAGAAGCAACTTGTTCGTCACCTTCTAAGTCATCACAGATAATTAAATCTGGTCGACGTTGATCCCACTTAAGACCCCGAACTCTTTGCTCTGCACCACGAACTAAAACTCTAAACTGCTCACCATCTTGAAATTCTACAATGATGTCTGTTTGAGAATCTTTAACAAGTTCTTTAATTTGGAACAAGTTAATAAGATCATCGTTGTTTATTAGTTCATCTTTTAAATCACTCAGAAAGTTAATTGCTTGACTTTCTGTATCTGAAACTATTAGTGCAAACTTTCTATCTCTAAATAAAAGAGCAGCGAGTAAGTAAGCATGAGTG